TATAATCTGATGCGGTTGGTACAGTAGCTACCGTATATTGAGTGAGTTCTATCACTCCCGTAGATAATGTTTCTAAATAAGTTAAATTCCCATCCATTTCGGTATAGGTTAGTGCCGACCCTTTTATATTTCTTAATATTAATGCCATTTCGTTTCTTTTTTATTAAATGTTATAATTGTAATTATTGTTTTTGGTTTTATGTTTTGTTCACTTGCGTATCTTGTATTACTCCTGATAAAAGAGTACCATCAATTAATCCATTATTTATGTTAAATATAACATTAGTAACACTTGCTGCACAATCACTTATATGCCCATTATTTGAATTATTATCAATCCTCCCATCATTTAAATTATACATAATATAACCACTATTTGAATTATTATTAATATTCCAAGTATTTGAATTAGTTTCAATCCTCCCATTATTTGAATTAGTATAAATATCACCACTATTTGAATTATTATCAATCCTCCCATTATTTAAATTATAATTAATATAACCACTATTTGAATTATAATTGATAGAACCATTATTTGAATTATAATAAATATTATCACTATTTGAATTATAATTGATAGAACCATTATTTGAATTATAATGAATATTACCACTATTTGAATTACCATTAATAGACCCAGCATTTGAATTACCATTAATACTATCAGCATTTGAATTATTATCAATCCTCCCACTATTTGAATTATTATAAATATTACCACTATTTGAATTATTATCAATCCTCCCATCATTTGAATTATAATAAATAGAACCACTATTTGAATTACCATTAATACTACCACTATTCGAATTATAATGAATAGAACCACCATTTGAATTACCATTAATACTATCAGCATTCGAATTATTATAAATATTACCACCGTAATTGTTATAAATACCATAACATTTATTTCTAAATATTTTATCGTCATTCCAATCAGTTATGTCCAACGTATTAACTAGAGTTGAAACATCTGTTGATGTTTCAAATCCAGTTAAATTATTACCTTTCCAGTCTCGTTGATTAGAAATAAAATCATTATCAAAATCATATTCAATTGAAAAATAACAATCTTCATATCTACCATCAGTATTTACAACTAAAGTCCATCCACCACCATCTATTATATCATTAACAGTTGTTCCACCGTCAGCACCTGTTGTATTCCTTTGCCATAATTTACCACCCCAAATAGCATAATAAATATCACCACCTATACCAATATCTGAATTTGGGACCGAACCTTGTGCAGTTGTCTGTCCATAGATACCAAGATACACATTTGTCCCATCAGTCTGTGGTGTATAGTAAGTAGTCTTCGGACACCTCATCATCCTAGCACAACCTATAGCCAAGTTATCTGTAGCCAACGCTCTTGTCCATATATCTCTATCTGTAATATGATATGTTGAACCTAAAACTAAATCATCATTTGATTTTAAAGTAGCTAAATCAGCATATGTAATGTCAATTGAAGATACTGAGCCTCCGCTAAATGTACCGCCAGAAATCGTTACGTTAGACATATTAATATTGGTCACATTTGACATATCAATATTGCTTACATTGAACTCAGCACTATCACCTTGAATATTTACAATTGAAGTTCCTGTGGTTCCAGTTGCATAACCGAAAGTTATACCCGCATCAATACTTTCGAAATACCCATCAACAAAATAGCCATCTTGAACGTATGCAGAATTGTACACCATCCCTACTTTAGTCAAATCAGTTTCACCTATATTAACCGTTTCACCTATATTAACATCTCCTATAAGTGCATTATATTCTTCTGATGCAATCTTATTTGTACCAACAACTAATTTATTATCTAAACCACCATCTGATGATTTATTACCAATAATCATTGATGAACCATTAAGCTTGTTATTATCACCAATTATATTCCCTTTACTATTAGATTGAACCACATTACCTTTACCCTTAATATCAACATCTGACCCAACAACGATTGTGTTATTAGTGATCATCCTTGTCTCTTTACCCTTTACCCAAGGAGAAACTACCCAAGGGTTAGAAGGATTTGGTTTAATCGGAGGATATACAATTCTATTGACATCAATACTTAAACCATCATCAACTGTAACTAACTCAACCTTGGTTAAGGAATTAGAATTTGCATCATAATCAACTATTTTATTAACATTATACCAAGAATCATTTATAAAAATTCTGTCGTTATACTTGAAGTTCAATATGTCAATAGGGTCCAACTGGAAGAATGCTGTTACTAACTTGCCCTTGGTCAATTGGCTTATGCTCCTCCTGTGGTATAAAGTCCATAGATTATTCTGCGTTACATTCTCATATTCGTTATGGAAGTAAAACTCACAAGTACCAAAGTTTAAATCATAACCTGGGTTTACTGGATTATCTTGATGGGTTACTCTTGGATAGTTTTTCTCTATCACGTTTGGATAACTACCATCATTATCTTGCAAAATAAAGTAACCATCAGTTACCTCACCACCATCGTATAACACTCTTATGTTATATTCATTTTCTGGTTGAAGCGCTGGTGTGTACATATTAGCAGACTCATTATATACTGTTGGTGTTGGACTGAAAATTAATTCTACTTTATCTTCACCATTGTTATAATCGTTCTGAAAATCATAATCATATTCACCATATACATCTCCAATTACATCAGAGTATTTTGAATTATAATAATCCTTATCTTGTTTATATGTGAATTTCTTCGTCTTCCCCTGACTTGTAACCAACCATTGTTGATTAATCTTTTTACCTTTAGCTAGTTTCTTCGTCCAATTCTTCTGCTCACCATCATCGTAATACTTGTCTCTTGTAGTATATATAAGTTTATTAGCTTGAGTAGGGTCAATCTCAACAATTAACTTATGCATATCAATAACAGACTTTACTAAATCTCTTTGTTTAATATCATTTGGGACAAACTTATTAAGGAAGATAGGTGTACCAATGTCATACTGAAGATCTGGTATAACCGTCATATATATGCTGTTGATGTTTAGAACTGAACAAGCCGTGTTGTTTGTTTGAGTTCCTGTAATAGGCGCTCTGTATTTCCATAGAACTGCTGTGCCTTCGTTATTTCTATTTACATATGTTTCCGATATTAAAAAATCAAACACCATATCGCCAACGTTTAATGGCAATGTAAAGCTACAATTAGCTATACCACTATTAACCGTTTGACTACCTGGCTCCAATCCATCAGTAGCCCAAACAAAATTAGGGTCATTCCTATCTAAAAAAACTTTTGATGCACCATTCAATATTTGTGAACCTTGACTAAAATTACCATTTGAATCAACTATTGTATATCGAAGCTCATATTGAATTGTTAAGTTGTCTCCAACTACATTAGTTTGTCCTTGAACATAACCATCACCAGGAGCTGGATTTGTCATTATGTGGTCAAAATCCATCTGAAAATTGAATGTATATTCTGAGTTAGCTGCTGCTGTAAACGTATCGTTAAACAAAGTGAATTGATTAAACTCATCTTTTGTTTCAATTGTGAAATCTTCTTCGCTACCAAAGATTGAATTACCAGGATTATATGGTATATAACCTACTCTACAACCATAATTATTTTGATGAAACGTACCATCCTCAACTATAACTTCGTATTTATCCTTCGTCTCTTGATCAACATCAAAACCACCTGTATATGGAATTAATAGCTTATCAATATGTAAATCTTCTAACTCATCAAATTGATATTCAAATCCACTTTCTTTGTGAATCGCATCCCAATATGTTTTAAGATATATAGCTGGCTTGAAGTATTTTAATGGGTAACTAATCGCATCTAAATTTGCATAAGGAATAAACTTAAACCTATCAACAGAAGTATTAGAAAATGTTGGTTTTACATTCTCTTTTCGCAATAAAGTATAACTATCAGGGTCAAATATATTCAAATCAGTTAGGTCCTTGTTCTTTAAATTTGTGAAAAAACTCATCAAATCTGACTTTACCCTAGCTGTATATTTGATTTCAGACTCACCATTTGGCAATTCTGAACCCGTTTTCTCAACCGAAATCAATTGGAAGAACCCATTTTCAAATACATTTGAACCATCTTGAATGACATTGCAGCTAACCTTCTTGTTAATATTGAAGGATGAATTTGATATGTTAACATCAAAAGCTTGGCCCAATATAACATTCGCATCATTATCACCAATGATTATTATATCTTTTGAATATGCCGAAGGAGTCGAATCTGGTTCCTTTAGGTTTTGAATATTGAAGTTCAAAGGGAAATTAGTCCCCGACTTGATTGTCAATTTACCGAATCCTTCTAATTGTATTTGCGTGCTATTTTCCATTATATGTTTATGCTTTCTCGATTTGATAAAGTAACATTCATTGTATACTTCTTCTGCTCATACCAGCCTGGCTTCTTAACCTCTACGCTGCTCGTTGTGATTACACAACTATAATAGTCTCCTCCTAACTTAACTAAAGTAACAGGGCTCTCTATGACGTTGTGGAAGAACAAGCTTTCCTCATCACTTAAGTAATCTGTCTGTAGTTTGAACTGTCTGCTGTAAGATGAGTTGTACACTGACTTTCCACCTTCATTTAAATCATATGTATAACCTTGTTCTGAATCATACGATGAAGTATCTAACCCTCCTAAATAGGACGTATATTCACTTCTCTTAACGTTATGTGTCTCTACTGCTCTCCCATTAAATTGAAAAGGTATAAAGCTACCAAACTTATCCATAAATAATAATTCTACTCTATCAATAGAATGACACTCTCTGTCTATATAAACTCTTTTCGTCTCTGATAATGCAATTGCATCTCTATCATATATAGCAAATTCATACCATTTAGTAGTTGAAGTTACAATAGGTCCTCCAGTTCCCCAATCAGTTCTCGTTGGACTAAAATCAAATCCTTGTATATTAGTTTCTAATGCTGGTGCAAATGAATATGTTGAATCATCACCATCATCATTCTTAAAGTAAATAACATCAGCAGTAGTTAAAAGATCAACATCATAACACATCCATTGTAAAAATAAAGTCGAGTCTGGTCTAACTACATAGTTATCGTACATCTGCGTCAAGAACTTCTCATTACCAGAATTACCAGATTTCATATTATAATCCAAATAATCATAAGTCAACCAATCCTTTTTTGATAAAGCTGTGTTAAAAATTACTTCATTTTGTAAACTATATAAGTTTGAGAACCTTGATTTGCGATTATCTGAATATCTTGTGCCACCACCATCTGAATTTCCAGCTAGGTAAGGTAAGTCTAAAACTATAACCCATTCAGCACCACTTGAGCCTTGCTCATACACATCCAGTATAGTATGCACACCTGTGATTGGAGCAGCATCATCTGAATCATTTGTTCTTGTTATAAATATGCTATCACCTGGTGAATATGGTGGGACTTCAGTAACATCATTATTATAAATCATTGTTTTAGCACCACCATTTTCATTATACTGTTGGTCACCAGCGTTAGGCCAGTTGACTACTCCAGCAAAACCCATATCAATCCAATCCCAAACAACATAATACTCTTCACCTATTTCTAATTCATATTCTAAATAAGATTTATCAGCATCATACACATCACCATCAAGGTTATCAAAGTCAAGATTATAACTCACGTAGTTTGACAGCTCTCTGTTCAAATTAAGAATACCATATTGGTTGTTGAAGTCTGGGATTAATGTTTTCTCAAACATAATATCACCGCTCGCATTCTTGATTACAGCAACATAACGAAAGCCTTCTTCACCTTTGTTGGTTGAATCAAAATAATATACTACTGGATTATAAGTTGGGTTTACTTTACCGCCTGGTCCTCCTACTTTAGATATTGCCATTGTGTTTCTTTTTAATAAATGTTATTGAAGTTCCAAACGTTTGTCAAGATGAATTTAGAACCTTGAAATCTTGAATCTTGGTGCTCCATTCTTTGGTGCATTCTTGCTGATGTACCTAGTTCCGTAGCGTAGCGAGTCTAATAAATCATCCCACAGCTTCACAACCTCATCCGTTATCTTGTCTCCAATCTTCTTATATTTGTAGTTCTCGAACTCCTTCCATACATTGACAGCATTCTCATCAATCAAAACAATATGTGACTTCACATCATCAATACCTTTCTTAACTGCCTTGTCTGCCTCACGAACGCTGTAGCCTCCTCTTCTCATATCTTCAATCATCTCAGGTCTTGCGTGGTCTGCCATAATAGGTGTGCGCTTATCAACGCCTAGATCATCCATCCTCTTCACAAGGTCATCCGCTGTCAAGTAACTCTCGTATATTAACTCCTCAACGTATAACTCATTCTCGTGGTACCATATCTTAACCAAAGCAGAAGGGTGATTGTAACCAAAGTCCATACCATACACAAAGCTTTTAAATCTTATTGGTCTTGGTCCTTTGTTTATTTTAAAATGGCTGTATACGTTTAGCTTGCTGGTTGTTTTAACGCCAAGTCCATATATAGACCAAAGCTCTGGGTCAGTAAATTCAAGCTGCTCTATCTGCTTTATAATGGCTTTATCTAAAAATGGATTATTCTTGAAGTTTGATTTAATTAACACTTTTTCCCTGGGGTCCAAGTCGTATAACCAGGATGTTGCTTCAGACGGGTTATAATCAAAAATCATCTTGAATGTGGTTCGAAGATTAAGCTGAGCGAAGTCATCGTAGAACAGTTCGTTTGCTTCATTGGCCCAACAGACATCTCTTTTACGTCCTCTAATTTTTTGTTCATCATCGACACTAAAAAACTCTACTTGGCTTCCATTTGGGAAAGTATAGATGTGCTCTGTTTTGTTGTGACAATCTCGGTTGTATAGGTCAAGGTCATTTAATACTTCAAAGAAATCTCTCATAACAGTTGCACGCAGAGATGGAAATGTTTTCCTCACGATGGAAGTTAAGATATTATCTTTTTGAAGGGAATTTATTATGATTAGTTGACAAATTGAATAGGTTTTTGAAGAGCGTGAACCTCCTTCATTTACAATAAATCTTTTATCACCATCAAAAAATGCATCATAATTCTTCTCAAATACCTCGGTGCCTTTAATCTCTACCTCCATCGTCGTTATTCCTCTTAATTGATATGTTTATAGCTTCAATGCCTTTGTGATCTATTACTTGCTTCTCTGGCTCGTTCCAGCCATTTGCTCTGATTATCATATCTCGTGACTTATTGGCATCTGATGCCTTCACAATCATCGACAGACGAGCAAATTTTGATTCTTCAGTAGAAGATAGTTTTTCTTTCAGCGCAAGTCTCTTTAATTCGTCATAACATTCAGCTATTTCCAAGGTGCCACGCAACATATCTTCTCGTTTAATTTCTAGCTTATCTGTCGTTTTTTTAATGTTTTTGTCTATGTATTCCTTTACCTTAACAGAAGATAACAACCTGCTTGCAGATGCTTCTGCTACTTTATCTTTCTTAACAGTCTTATATACAGACTTATACGCAGCTGTTCCATTCATTCCATTTGCAAGATATTCTTCACAAAATAGTATATGTTTTTTATTTGTCAGTTTGCTCATCGTATTTTTGTTTATTTATTAGGTATCTTAACAAATCTTCACCATCATCTATTATATTATAATGTAATTTAGGTGACAATATATCTAGCTCTTTGGTTGATTCAATCAACTTACTTACTATCTTTATTTGTTTTGTCGTGTTCATCGTTTTTCTTTTTTGTTGAATCTTTCTTTACTGGCTTTGTTTCAGTTTCTGAAATGAAATCTGTATGGCCAGCTTTGTGAAGTTCCTTCAATTCTTTTTGTGTTAAATCAGAATTAAATTTTATAATTTCTCTACCAACCTTAGCTGGTTTATTTAAAATTCCTGTTTTAATTAGTGTGTACTTTTTCATAATTATGTGTTTTCTGTATAATTTTTAACTTGCTCGATGGCAATTTCGAGATCTGTTTTTTCCTTAACAATTGTTTTTTTAATTGTAAATTTCTTTTTTGCCTTTCCTTTATTCATTATTCATTATTTTCTCTTGCTTCTGCATAGCTCATTCCGTCACATATATCTTTTATTGTGCCTATCATTGTGCTAATCATCATATATGAAGCGTAATTGCTTATCTCAAGTCTATCTGCCAGCTTTCTAACTGAATTGAATCCCTCCAAAAAGTATAGCTTGTAAAGAATACAGTCTGATGGTTTGCCTAAGGAATTCCAGCAGGCCACTGCATAATCGAATGCTTGCTTGTCGATGCTCATCTCATCATCATTGTGTTCATAAATGTAATCATCCATTGTATCGTTTGCACCGCTGGTCCTTGCATCGTATATATTTCTTATATATTTGGAGCCTTTTTTTCTTAAAAGCATAACCAATACATTATTTATCATACCTCTTAAATGGCATTCAGTTTGCATCTTATATAGATTCTTCTGTTTTGACAGCACAATGTACAACTCACTTATTACATCGCTGCAATCGTTAAGGTAGACGCTGGGGAATGGTGAATTCTTTGAGACCTGTTCTATTTTTGAATAGATGTAGTCTATATTTTTTGTTATTAAATTATCTAATTCGCTCTTTGTCATTTTTTTAGTTTTTTTGTTGAATGGGATAATTCTTTAATTAACCTATCTGTTTTAATCATCATTCTTTCTATTGCTTCAATTATTTTTGTTTCGTTTTTCATATTTCTTTTGTTTTTTATATTTCTCCCACACTTTTAAAGTGGGTGGGAATGATAATTTATTTATTTCATCAATGAATATTTTATCATCATCATCATATGTGAAATGTTCTTTTAAAACTTCTATGTATTCTTTTCTTATGTAATTTAGATACCACTTTATTCTGGCGCAAATTTCATATTCCTCTTCATCAACAAAACGATGCAGAAGAAGATGTAACAACGTTACATCTGTAAAATAAACTTCTGTTATTTCTTCTTTTAATGACATTTCTAAATGCAATTTGAATAGAATTTCTAGCATTTCATCATCATTTTCAACAGACATTTCATTTATGTAATCGTAAATCTCTTCGATTGTACTTTCAATTGTAATTTCCATTTTACTTATATTTTATTGTTTCGATTAACGAAGACTTCTGAAGGTTTACAACGTGCTTCCATATCTTGTTTTTATCAAAATCATTTTGTTGCAGCTTTTTTAAATACCACGAATGCATTGTTGGGTCTAGGTCTATATTATATATACGAAGTTCATCTCGAAAAAAGTTGAAGTAGAGGAAGGGAACATTTTGGTATTCATTATCTTCTATGTACTTTATGATTCCAGATAACTTATCGAATTCTAAAATTGGACCGCCATAATTATCTATTTTAAACGCATCATAATTGGTCCTTACTTTCGTTTCAGTTAGGAACTCTGTTCGGCCCGAAGCAATCCAATTATCGTATCGGGAAAACTCATCATCTGATGCACCAATCAAGACTTTATCATTCTCTTTTTCCTTGTAATCTTGGTACCAGGACATTGCATCTCTTTCTTTTGAAGCCTTTATTTTAAAACTTTCTTCTTTTAAATTTCTCATAATTTATTTTTTGTTTTTATAAATAGTTAAATGTTTTCTAAATCAGTGAATTGAGATAAATAATTTAATATTTTTTCGTTTTCTTTCATCAAACCAGTCACCTGCTGGATGATTTGTCCCACCCTGGTAGGTGTTAAATCATACATTTCTCCGATCTCATATATCTTATATCCATCCAGCCACGAGTAGTAGATGTCCATATACCTTTTCTTGAAATGCTTGTAATGCTTCTTGATCTCTTTGTAAATCAAATCGTAGTTGATTTGAGGCACTTTATATTCATTTTTGTCTTCCACATCAAATGAATCACCATCCTCGCTTAATGGGGCATCTATGTGCAAATATGATGGGAATTTCCTATCGCCATCTACTACTCGTGGCTTGACAACGTGATCTTGCCTTTGATAAGACTTGATTGCGTTCATCATATTGACATATGTGTAATATGCGAAATCAATTTTGTCGTGCTTATATTTTTCAGCTGCTTCCAAAATAGTGAGGTTGCAAACTTGGATATATTCAAATAGAATTGAGTCATCTACTTTCTGGTATATAACCATTTTTGAAATGGCTTTAATCACCAATCTTTGGCAGCTCATTACTATGCGATCAAGGTCACGTCCTTCAATTACCATTTGGTTTAGTTCTTTTTGTGGAATTGGTGCGTATTTCTCGTGCTGGAGGCTATCTTTGTACTCTTCAAAATTCATATAATTCAATTTAATCAATCGGTTACCTATTATAAATAGTTAGATAAATTTTTTTTCATACAACTATTGCGAATTGAATGT